TTGTTGCTCATTGTTTAAGTAATCCATCTTTATTCCACCCTTATTTAAGTACACATTGTCGGCGGCGGGTATATTTGATTAAATGTTTATGCGGCTACAACTGTCCCATCAGAACTTAGTGCTGTATACTCACAAGCAAGTTCAAGCACTCCGCTATCTACTTGAGCATCTAAAGTTACAATGATATCATCATCGCTCACTACATATTCAAATACGGCATCGTAATAGCGTTCTTCTTTTGTGTCTGATGACACATCTGTCCATATTTCACTTGCGTCAATTGTCGAAGCTAATGTAGTTGCTATGAATTTAACAGGCGATCCAACTACCCCAAGACTGATATTAGCCGCCGCCGCACTCACCAAATCAGTTTTACATCTTACGTAAAGAGCTATCTTAACAAACCCAGTTACCGTAAAAGCTGTAACTGCCCCAGCCGCAGTATTTGCAAATGTCATAGTTTTAAGTGCTTTTGGTGCCCCGCTTAATCCATCAATCTGATCAGACAGTGTTTCAAGTGTATCACCGTCGGCACCGATTATATCAAGTGCAGCCCCTGACACGTCTGTTGCACTTGCAACACTATCAGTGCCAATTAAATCCGTTTTTGCCTTTATTGCATCAATTGCAGTAGACATTAATTCTTGTATAGCGTTCAAAAAAATCATGAAAATCACTCCTCTTATAAGTACTCCCGCCGCCGACAATGTGTACTTAAATTAAGCACCCATTCTTAATACCATCAACCGATAAGTACTGGTTGTTTCAATACTTATTTGTGTAAATTTTTCAAATCTTGATTCCAATACCTCTTTCGGATAAAGAACACAAACCACATCGCCGATAGTCATTGTTAAATTACTATCACCATCATTAGTTATACATACAGCATCGGCATCAGGTGCAATTGAGTAAACATCACTTGAAACCCCAATAATAAACCTCACCAACTTAGTTTTCAATATTTTCACTCCTTTATATAGTAAAAATAAAGGGGCTATTAAGCCCCTTTACTACCCTAAAAGTCTAACCGCCAAGTTTGTGTCTAGTGTTTTAACTCCATAAAGAATGTCGAAACTTATTGTATTAACTTTTGTACTCATGTCATATCCAAATGTTGTCCGGATTGTCAACCCATTGTAGTTTATAAAAGATCCTAATCCGTTAAGTGGTAAAGCAATAGGTCTTGAAACCAATGCGAATGCATTTCTGTGGAATCCTAGATTCTGAGCCGACAAGCCACTTGCGTTAGCACAACCAAACGATACAACAGTAACAGTTGTTGTTTCTTTAACAGCTGGGGCAACTGAGACAGTTACAACTCCTGCAATTGCAGCGGCAGTTTGAGCAGTTACTACATATTGATAAGCACCAACTGTAAACACGTCACCCTTTTCAAGTTTTGCGGTTGACGCTCCAGCAGTAGAAGTCAATACAACAGTTGATGCCCCAGCTGTACCCGCACACTTTACATCTGTCAACTTGCCATACGCACCAGCAGCATGAACTTTGATATTTTGATCCATGAAAGTATTAAACCCATAAACACGACCAAGGCTAGCATCTCTTAAAGCTTGAGTGCTGCCCGATTTTTCAGCATTAACAATGCCAGGCAATTGCAAAAACTTAGACTCTGCAGCAGGATTAAGCACTAATGAACGGTTACCTTGTAATACTTTATTATTTTCACACACTTCTTTGACGCCTGCAATATCGTCTAATCCATCAGGCGTAGTACCACCAGCCCCTACATACCCATTAACGTCAATATACAATCCAGCTATATCTTCATCAACTTTTTGTGCCAAAGCCTGTACAGCCCCTTCTACTACTTGAGACCCAAAATCCTCAATATTGAGGCTCAGTTGTTTCGATGTTATTTCAGCAGTAACATCAGCTATTAAATCAAGCTTAACAGGAACACTTGACTCAGTTATGTTTTGAGCTGATGTTGTTGAAGTAAAATTCTGTGCTGTAAAGGTTGCGGGTTTACGGATATTAACAGTATCGCCTCTGTTTGCAAAATCCGCCGATGCATCAGTGTACACCAACCCTGCCAATACTAAATTATTCTGCAACCTCATAGCTGCTTCCCTTGCGATTATGTCACTTGTTAAAAATGTATTTGCCATTTAAATCACTCCTTATTATTTTTTTGGTGTCCTGGCTCTTATATAATCATCCATAGACATTGAGTCCAACCCAACGGTGCCGTCTGGTTTCGGTGTTTGACCTGGCGTTACGGTTACACCTCCTGGTGCATTTTCTTTGGTCTTAAATAAGTCACCATAAAGTCCTTTAGTATTTGATATTATGTCAGAAACACCAGCTATATTATTATCAACCATAACTACATTATCTAAATTTATAGTACTCATTAATAAATCCACATGCTGTGCTCCTTCCAGTATCAATGCCTCTCTAACTTTCGTTGATTTAGATATATTCAATATCATCTTATCTTTTACAGATAGCTCACTAGTATATTTGGTTTGTAAGTCATCAAACTGTTTCTTAAGTTCGTCTGAGCCTTTAACCATCTCTGTCGTGTCTTTTATTTGCTTTTCGTAGCTTGTTATTTTTTCGCTAGTGGCTTTTAATTTAGCAAGCGTCTCATCAAGTCGTGCTTTAGGTATCCAACCATCTACTAAGTCAATCTCAGTTGGTTTAATCCCTGCCGCAATTACCTGGTTATATAGTGTTTCGCCAATCTTGGTTTTTAATCTATCACTCATGTGCTTACCTCCATTTTAACGTGTGTCCACGAATGCATTTTTTACGGTGTTTTGTCACCTATTTACAATCTATCTGTTGCCAGTAAAAACAAAGTATATGCAAACTCGTTTACTGTGTCTTTATAATGTTGTTTGTATTTAGCTATGTCGCTATCACTGTCATGAAAATATAATTCAATTAGTCCTGCATGAGGTGCAATGCCCCCGATCATCGTTAACTCGTCATAAGAGTATACACCTCTGACAGGCAGGTACTCAGCATGTGAGACGCGGTTGACAAGTTGGGTCATAACATGTTTCATAAATTGGTCTGAGGAGTAATAGAAGCCCTCTACTCCATGCCCGGTATTTTTTGTGCCTGCGGCATTACTATGGATACTTAACATAACTCCATTTGGATGTTTATTTACGAAAGAAACCTCGTCATTTAAGTTATTAGGCAATTTGTCTTTATATACAATGGCTTCAATTCCCCTAGATGATTTAAGTTTTGCATTGACATCAGCACAAAATTTCACCATTGCGGATTTTTCTGACCTGCCGTCATTGCTCATGTTATGTATTTGGTCACTTGGGATTAGTATTATTTCCTTCAATATTTTCACCTTCCTCATTAATTAATTTAAATTCATCCTCTACACTTGTAACCCATGGATGATTCTTTATGATTGTTGCCATTGATATTATATCTACTGACTTAACGCAATTATCAATTATCTCAGTTTCATTAAATATCTGTGCTCTGTTAAAAATTATATTGTCGGCTATTGTTATATTATAATATGAATTCAACATCAAAACCAGTTGCCGATAGAATAAGCGGATCCCTTTTTCCATATCGGAACATTTAACATCAAGATTGGAATACTTAGATTTTATAACAACATTAGTAAGAGATGACCCTTCCAATGCATTAGGGTCTACACCTCTCCCTAGTAAAAAGATAGCATCTTTAGTAAGCTCAAGTAAAAGCTTACGTGCTTCAACAGGTATATCAACACGCACATACTCCATACTACCATCTTTATCGACTTCTGCGACCTTATTTTTCTGTATGCTTTCCCATAAATTATCAAAATCAGTTCCGGCATAACCTCTCAAGATCAATAACGCTTCCTGAAATTTCGTGACATTGTCAATAAATCCGGTTGAAATATCGTTGTAAGTGTCAATCAATACTTTTATATCAACAAGATCTGATTCTTTGTTTTTATTATTATAAAGAGGTATAAATGGTACAAATCCAAAACCTTTTGGGTTAATTGTCTGTTCAATATCTTTATATTTTTCAGTCTCAAGGTAATGAGGTTTTGATTCAACATTACCGATAATGGCATCTTTAAAACTAAATATTACAACAATAGTTGGATCCCATACTTGTACATGCACTACATCCTCATCCAGTTCAAAATATATAATACTTGATATATATTTATTGTGGCTGTCAAAAATTGGGATAATATTTGAATCATTAACCTGTACCCAATCAAGTCGTCCACTTTCATTAACGTAAACATGTAGCCAACTAGTTGAATAAATAGCTGCACCGAGCAACATTCTGTCCAAAATATCCTCGACAACGAATTCATCAGGCATATTAATCACATCATAAGAAGGTTCCTTTGATATCGAATAGTCAATTTTTTGATTAACCAATAACTTAAACCAATTAGTATTCACTTCTATCTTTTTATTTTTAGTATTATAGATACAATCACCTTTTTGGGTGCCAGGACTGGGTTGATTATTATAATAATCAACAGCAGGATATTTAGTCTTAATTTTACATTCGATGAGCTTAATTATTTTCTTGACATCATCAATTGTCACAATCATCACCTCATAAACATTATATCATTATAACAAAAAAAAAACCATGTCATAGGTTTTTTTTAACTTCTTCCTCAAGTTCTTCAATGTCGATATAAAAATGAATCAAGAATTGCTTCATTCCTGTCAACTTAGCAATTGAATATGATGAAGGAACCCCGGCTACACTGCCTTGCTTCAATGCTGATTTATACGCTTTTTTATATATATTACCCATTAATCTATATATGTCTTCCGTATTTTTACCCATACTCACGTCAAATCATCTCCTTTAGCTATAGCCGCAACAATATCCTTGACCTCAGCGTTCCAATGTTCAGTCTCATTACAAGCACGGGCTATAGCCGCACCTCTTTTGACCCATTCATCAAGAGTATGTAGCTGACAGCCGATCCGCAACTCATTGCAAACCAGTGTGACGCCGTACTTGCTCGATTTCGTACTAACATACGTAAAATCCTTTATAGCACCTCTTAAGTTAGCATCTGTTAAGTTAGCACCTCTTAAGTAAGCATCTGTTAAGTTAGCATCTATTAAGTTAGCACCTGTTAAGTAAGCATCTATTAAGTTAGCATCTGTTAAGTCAGCACCTCTTAAGTTAGCATCTCTTAAGTCAGCACCTGTTAAGTTAGCACCTGTTAAGTTAGCACCTCTTAAGTTAGCATCTGTTAAGTCAGCACCTCTTAAGTAAGCACCTCTTAAGTCAGCACCTGTTAAGTCAGCACCTGTTAAGTCAGTATCTATTAAGTTAGCATCTGTTAAGTCAGCACCTCTTAAGTTAGCCCTACCATCGCCTACCATGCCACGCTGAATCCATTCAGTGTGTGCCGCTAATACTTGATTTAAATCCATACTCAATCATCTCCCTTAGCTTATTATACCATGATATGAT